CTGATCTACGGGCAATCATTTGCCGAGATAAAGCCGGGCATCAATGGTGCCGTGCAAGAGTTGTGGCCGCTGCACCCGTCACGGATGACAGTAAGCAGGCTTGAGAATGGAACGCTGCGTTACGCCTACAAAGAGCCTAACGGCATGCAGACGATCTACGCACAGAATCAGATGCTGCATTTGCGGTGGCTTAGCACGGACGGGATTAACGGCTTGCAGCCAGTGTCGCTGTGCCGCAATGCCATCGGCCTAGCACAAGCACTTGAGCAGCACGGCAGCACTTATTTTGGTAATGGTGCGAGACCGGGCATAGTACTTGAAAGCGAGAATCCGATCCCGGTTGAAGCTGCCGAGCGGCTGCGTGAGCAGTGGGAAAGAATGCACCGTGGCAGTGATCGTGCATTCCGCACAGCGGTGATGCCGAACGGCGTCAAGGTCAAAGAGCTATCGGGCAGCAATGAGTCTGCACAGTTTCTTGAGACGCGGCGGTTCCAAATCGAGGAACTCGCGCGGTGCTTTCGCATTCCGCAACATTTAATTGGCGAACTAACCAAGAGCAGTTTCAACAATATTGAAGTGCAGTCAAACGAGTTCGTAGTGTATTGCCTGCTGCCACATCTGCGTCGTTGGGAGTCGGCCATCTCCCGTGATCTGATTGCCGACGACGAAACTTATTTTGCAGAGCATAGCGTCACAGGACTGCTGCGTGGCGATAGTCAGAGCCGTGCGAATTACTACCGCGAGATGGCGAATTTGGGCGTGCTTTCTATTAACGAAATAAGGGAGTTGGAGAACCTCAATCCCATCGGGCCAGAGGGTGACCAGCGATTCATGCAGATGAACATGACCACGCTGACGAATATCGTCACGCAGCCAACCGCTCCGGCGGCACCAGCTGCACCGCGATCAGTGGCACGCAGAGCGATGGTAATCAGCATCGACTTTGACGAGACATTCTCCAAAGACCCGGTCATGTGGGGCGAGTTCGCCGCCAAGTCTGCAGCCGATGGCAACACCGTCTACATGATTACCAGACGTGAGGACACGCCAGAGAATCAAGCAGAAATAGAAGAAACAATCGGAGCCTATGCAGACGCATTTACCGATGTGCTGTTGATCGGTGCCGCCATGCAAAAGGCCGACGGCGCCAAGGCTGCTGGCATCAACGTCGATGTGTGGATTGACGATTCACCAGAAACCATTCAAGGAGAAAACTAAAATGGAAATTGAACGCAGAGACATTTCGTTTGAAGAAGCACCCGAAGCTGAGTTGATGATTGAGACGCGTGCCGGCGGGCAGACTGCCATCGTTGGCTATGCGGCTGTGTACAACCGCTTGAGCCTTGACCTAGGCGGCTTCCGAGAGATGATCTTGCCGGGAGCCTTTGACAAGGTGCTTGCACGTCAACGCGGCAAGCAAGACGTTATCGCGGTGTTTAATCACGATCCCAACATTTTGCTTGGTCGCACGTCGAGTGGCACGCTTGAATTGTCAAGCGATGACAAGGGCCTGAAGTACTCTGTAATCCCTCCGGCAACGCGAGCAGATTTGGTCGAGCTAATTAATCGTCGAGACGTTAAGGGCTCAAGTTTTGCCTTCACCGTGTCTAAGGATTCTGAGTCTTTTTCGTCTGACGCTAACGGTGCCGTTCGCAGCATCCGCGAGGTAAGCGGCTTGTACGATGTAGGGCCAGTGGTTAACCCGGCCTATCCTGCAAGCACAAGTGGCATTGCACTACGAAGCTACGAAGCGTGGAAGCTGCAGCAAGAGCAAGAGCAGCCCGCCATCGAAGACCCGACAGAAGTTGTCTTCCGTTCTTGGAAAAAGGAACTTGCACTTATGTGGAGAGAAATCCTTCTTAATGTCAGACGATAAAAAGAAATGCCCAAAGTGCGGCGATAGATTCCGCGTGCGTACATCGCTGCCACTGCAGGGCAAGCAGTTGCAGTATTTACGCTGTACCTGCGGCAATACCTGCAAAGCGCTGGTAGAAACTGACGCTATATTCCGTCGCACATCGCGTTGAATTTTGTATCTTACAAACGCCGACGAACTTGACCGGGATTCTTTTCTGTATCGTGGAGGAACGCACTAGATGCGAGCACCGACCACAAAGGAGAATCCACAATGGATCAGTACAAGAAACTGCAAGACGAAGCTGCTGAGATTGCCAACCGCATCGAGGCTGTTGCCGCCACCACTGGCGATGCCGACAGCATTGCAGAGCGTGATCTGCAGCTTGAGGAGCTTGTCAAGCGATCCAAGAGCGTAGCCACCAAGCTGTCTTTCGAGGCAGACGTGCTTGAGAGCGCAAAGGAATTGCGACAGATCGTAGACCGCTGCACGCCAGCACCAGAAGCAGCCGTCGAAAAAACACGCATCGAAGCTGTGCCATTCAGTGGCAAGCTGCGTGCGTTCAAGAATCCTGCTGACGCCTACGCCATGGGCCAGTGGATCAAAAGCAAGTTCACCGGCGACGTGGAAGCACGCAGCTGGTGCATGGATCACGGCATTGAGAATCGTGCCATGGGCGAGGCAACCAACGGTCTTGGCGGAGCCACCGTGCCGGTCGAGTTCACCAATATCATCATCCGCAACGTAGAAGAATTTTCCGTGTGGCCCGGTGCTATGCAGAATCTGACCATGGGCAGCGACACAGCACAGGCCACCAAGCGTCTGACTGGCGTTACCGCTGCGTGGGGTTCAGAGAACACCGAGATCAGCACCAGTGATCCGACGGTGGGCACTGTATCGCTGGTTGCAAAAAAGCTTGTTGTCGGCACAAAAATCAGCAATGAACTCCTGTCGGACTCCTCGATTAGTATCGGAGATTTTATTGCCTCAGAGTTCTCGACTGCCATCGCGGACAAGCTGGATGCGGCAGCCGTAAATGGGGACGGATCCTCAACGTATGGAGGTATCTACGGGATTTCTCCAAAGCTGCTGACCGTCGCTGGTGGCTTCGCACAGGCCGCATCTGGCAACGATACGTTTGCCGAACTGACAATCAACGACTTCTACGCGGTGGTCGCAAAGCTGCCACGCTACGCCTACGCTGGTGGCGGTGCTGCTTGGTACATCAGCCCGCAAGGATTTGCTGCCTCCATGCAGCGACTCGACACTACGGCTGGTGGCCGGATGTCGTTTGACTCGGCCCTTGGCTTCCAGTTCCTTGGCTTCCCTGTTGTGCTGACAACGAGCCTGCCGACAACGCTTTCGACCCAAGCTAGTGCCTTGGTATGCATTCTTGGCAACGCTTCGCTTGCAGGCATCTACGGCGTGCGGTCATCGTTTGCCGTGCGTACCAGCACAGAGCGATTCGTCGAAATTGATCAGACGCTGTTCACCGGCACGGCGCGTGCAGACATGGTCTGGCATTCGTTTGGCTCGGCTACCGAGACCGGCCCGCTGGTTGGCTTGAAGATGTCTGCTTGATCCCACACATTCACACAGGAGATTTAGACAATGAATTACCTTGAAGATTCCAAAGCAGTCACGAAGATCAACGCTGCCGATCTGACAACTGCGACTACTTTCACGATGAGCATCGACACCTTGGGCTACGCCTACGCTTCCGTAGACGTAATCTTCGAGCCAGTGCTGGCCGCTGGCACCAGTTCGGCTGTTGCCATCAGCTGCAACCTGCAGCAGAGCGACACCGACAGTGCGTACGCAAACGTGACCGGGTTTGTGGGTGGTACGAGCTACACCATTCCAACTCCAGCAAACACGAACGACACCAACGTTGTGCGGTTCAATTTGGATTTGCGTGGTCGCAAGCGTTACCTAAACGTGTCTGCTACGCCGCAGGCCGCATCGGTTATCGCTGCCAGTGCAAGACTTAGCAAGGGCGCATTAGGCCCAACGTCCGCAACCGAAGCTGGCGTCAAGGCTGTTGTGTCCGGCTGACGCTTGACAACTGATTTATGATTTGCCCAAGCGGGCGAGAGAGACGGACGCCCTGCCGTTTTTCTCGCCCGTTTTTTTTGGAGCAAAAATGAAAGTGCAAGTCGGTTCCACGACGGTTGAAATAAAGGTCAGCGCAATACTCAGCGCACCACGGCTAGGATTCACAGCCAACTTCTTTGGATGGGCACAGGCACTGATGCCGCTAGGCATAAAGCCGACTGTCGGGACTGGTGCTTTCTGGGGACAGGTGCTGACCAACTGCATGGAACAGTTTGAGGATGACAGCCAATATTTGCTTTGCATGGATTACGACGCATTT